GAAATATCCGGAACTCATGACGGAGAAAATCAGCAACATGATTGCAAAACATAACCTGTAAGGAGGTGAACTTGTGGCTAAAAAAGACGTAGATGTACGGTTTAACCTGATTGACAACTTCACATCCTCCTTTAAAAAAACAATTGAAACGCTGACAGCTGGAACCAAAAAGGCACAGAATGCCTGGAAAAGCGTGGAAAAGTTTGGTAATGGAATTTCCAGCCTGGGAACAAAGGCTACTGCAGCGGTGACAATGCCACTTGTTGGCCTGGCGGCGGCTTCGGCAACAGAGTTTGGAAGTGTAGACAAGTCTCTGAAGTTGGTACAGCAGACAATGGGGGCCACGGATGCCGAAGCGAAAGGCCTGGAAAGCGCGATTAAGTCCGCGGCGGCCAATTCTGTGTATGGCATGCAGGACGCGGCAGACGCGGCGCTGAACTTTGCGAGACAGGGCTTTGACGCAGCGCAGGCGGCGGATATGATCGCACCGGCTATGGACTTGGCCGCTGGTACCGCGACAGATCTGTCTGTGATTACCGGAGGTGTTGGTAATGCCCTGAAAATCTTTTCTGATCAGGGGCTGAATGCTATGGATGCCTCCAATATGCTTGCAAAGGCTCAGGCGCAGGCGAATACAACGGTCCAGGATCTGTTTGATGCAATGTCTACAGCTGGACCGATGCTAGATTCCGTGGGATGGTCGTTTAAAGATCTGGCTGTTATCACGGATGTGTTCGGAGATGCGGGCATATCTGGATCTAAAGGAGCGGAGGCATTAAAGACAGGCCTGGCAAGACTGGCCTCACCGGCGAAAGATGGTGCAGATGCTCTGAAGCAGCTAGGGCTGAATTTCTTTGATTCAACAGGCAAGATGGACGATATGCTGACTATGCAGAAAAAGCTGCATGATTCTTTTGCGGGGCTGAATGACCAGGAAAAAATGTCGGCGGCATCCGCAATGTTCGGAAAAGAGCAGATGGGCAGATGGCTGACTCTGATCGAACAGTCTCCGGATACTTTTGCACAGTATACGGCGGGGCTGAAAGACTCGACCGGAGCCGCAAACAATATGGCGAATGCGTTGCTGTCCGGTCCGGGCGGTGCGGTGGAAAAGCTGAAATCATCATTTGATGTATTTAAGTACACGGTTGGTGACACGGTGGCCAATACCATCACACCGTTTGTTGAAAAGGTTACTGGATTGCTGGACAAGTTCAACAACATGGATGAAGCCCAGCAGAAGCAGATTATCAAATGGGCGGCAATGGCGGCAGCGGTTGGCCCTGGCCTGATCGCATTCGGCAAGGTGATATCTACGATTGGACGAGTTGGCATGAGTGTCAATAAATTCATTGGCATTGCGTCAAAAGCGGCCGGAGGATTTAAGGAATTGCATACAGGTGCCGGACTGGCAAAGGCGGCGATTGCGGCCATCACGTCACCGGTTGGTATTGTTCTGGGCGTGATTGCAGCGCTGGCCATTGCGGTGATTGCAATCAAGACGCATTTCGATACGTTCAAAGCTGGACTGAGTGGCGCATCTCCGGCATTTGAAAAAATCAGTGCTAATTTCCAGAAAATCAAAGATGCATTGCAGCCGTTTATTGATAAGGTCGTGGAAGTGGCATCGGTGGTCATGGACGTGTTTGGAAATGTGTTTGCTGGTGCCTGCGGTGCGGCAGTTTCATTCTTTGCCGGTGCGTTTGCAGGAATTACGCAGTACATTACTGGATTTATTAATGTTGTCCAGGGCATTATCACGTTTATAACAGGCGTGTTTACTTTGGACTGGGAAAAAGCCTGGAGCGGTGTGCAGCAGATTTTTAGCGGAATTGTTGATGAGATTATGGGCCTTATATCAATGGTGACTGGTGCTTTTGGTGGTCTGGCGAATGGCGTTAAAGCTATTTTTGGCATGGATAGTGGAAGTGAGAAAGCAACCAGTACAAAAAAGGTATCTGGCAGAGCTATTGGAGACCGCTCCTGGCGCGGCGGCCTGGTACAGGTGCATGAGCGTGGCGGCGAGATTCTGGATCTGCCGCAGGGCACCCGCATCTACCCGCATGATGTATCTATGCAGATGGCAAAAGCCGGACAGGGACAGTCTGTGAATGTCGCAAAGCTGGCTGATCAGATTGTGGTACGCGAAGAGGCTGACATCGTGCGTATTGCAGATGAGCTGATGCGCAGAATAAAAGCCGCATCCGGAAATATGGGAGGTGTTCCAGTTGCAGATATGGCTTAAGGGAAGCGGCGGCCGGGTGAGAATCCCGGTGCTGCCAGCAGAATATACCGTAACATCGGAACAGGAAAACACTTCTGTGACCGTGTGCAATCTGGGCGAAGTAACTTTGCTTGGAAAGCGGAAGCTGCGGAGCATTAGTTTTTCCAGTTTTTTTCCATGTTACTACGATGAAGGTTACTGTGACTGTCGAAGCGACAAGTCACAGAAGATGGTGGAACGTATTGAAAAGATGAAGCGTGCCGGGAAAGTAAAGCTTACAATCACCGGCACGGGAATCAATATGTATGTGACCATTGAATCTTTCGAGTGGGGAGAGAATGATGGTACCGGAGACATGAACTATACACTGACTATGAAAGAATACCGTACTGTCAGCATCCCGTCATCCACCCTAGTAAAAGAGGCTCCTGCAGCTCCGGCGGCAACGGATACAGCAACCAGGGAAGCTCCGGCAGCTGAGACTGCAACGCAGAGCTATACGGTCAAATCCGGTGATACCCTCAGCGGGATCGCACGGAAACTGACCGGCTCCACTAGCTGGCAGGCCATCTATGAACAGAATAAAAGCGTAATCGGCAGCAACCCGAACCTGATTAAGCCGGGACAGGTGCTGACCATTCCGGGGGCGAAATCATGACATTACAGTTAATCAAACCAGACCAGAATATTGTTTATGATATTTCAGATGCAGTGGAATCTGTGACATGGTCCGGTAGCATATTAAGTGCTGGCCGGTCTGTGGAATTTGCAGTTTTAAATGATCCATATGATTCTGGCTTAAAGATTCCGGCGGTCAGCGTGGGGGATTATATTTCCTTCCTGGTTGGATCCGAAGAACTGTTTTATGGCCAGATTTTTAGCATAGAGCGGTCTACGGCCATCGGAACGATCACATATACCACCTATGACATGATGAAGAATCTGCTGGAATCAAACGGACGTTATAACTTTAAAAATACGACTCCGGAAGCCATTGCGGCGCAGGTCCTGGCAGACATCCAGGTGCCCTATAACCATCTGGAGCCGACCGGGATCAATATTAAGTCCATGATCTGTGATTCCAAAGCGTTTTATGACATTATCATGGGTGCTTACACGCAGGCATACAGGATAACCGGGAGCCGGTATCTGCCTATGATCTGGCAGCGGGCTTTTGGAGTATGGCCGGCGGTGTATACGGTGGGAAATTTTGTGTTATCCGATGAGCTGAATGCAACAGCGGCTTCCATATCGGAGGCTATGGACGGAATCAAAAACACTGTGAAAATCTATGATGATAAGGGCAACCAGGTCGGTGAGGTGAAAGACGATAGCAGCCTGCAGAAGTTTGGAACATTCCAGGATATTTACACGGTGGAAAAAGGCGTGGATCCAACAACAGCGGCCAAAAACATGTTAAAGGTAAATCCGACACAGAACATATCTTTGTCGGCTATCGGAGACAGGAACTGTCTTAGCGGTTACTCCGTGGCCGTGAAGGATGCGGCTACCGGACTATCTGGAAAATACTGGATCAAGACGGACAAGCACACCTGGCAGGGCGGCACGTACCAGATGGAGCTGGAGCTGTCTTTTGAGCAACTCATGGATGAGCAAGACATTGAAACAGAAGAGGACGGTGATAAGAAATGACGGACCCTTTTGCAGAGATGGTGAATATGATGCGGGAACAGGGAGCGGTTAACAACACCGCCCCGATCCAGCTGGCGACCATGACTGGAGCAAGAACCTGCAGCATTGGGGACTTGCCAATATATGCGGAGGACTTGTATATTCCGGATCGTCTGCTTGCCTCTGTCTGTACAAAGGTTAATGTTCCGGAATCACACCAGGATAAGAGCAGCTACAGTGCACCGCTGAAAGCGGGGGACGTGGTAGCTCTTTTTAAATTGTCAGACACAAAGTATGTG